CGATTCCCGCAGCAGCTGCGCCAACGGCTAAAATCCCCGGTGCGGCACTTGTCAGGGCCGCGCCAAAACCGGCCACAGGCGTAGCCGCCGCTGTGGTAGCAGCGCCAGTTGCGGCGATGCCGGATGCAAGCGCAGGAATAGCCGCTGCAATGGTTTTTATGGTAGAGAAGGCCTCAAATGCCTTAATAAGCGCTGTGGCGCCAGCCGCTGCGGTTACTGTTACTACGGCAACATCGCGAACAGGCTGCGGTATCTTTGCGACCGCGCGCGAAAAATCCATTGCCATTTCTGCAGCTGTTTTCAGAACCGGAGCAAAGTCGGATAAGACCTGCGCATTCAACGACATTTTTGCAGCATCCCATGCGGCCTTTGCTTCATCTGTCGCGTCCTTCGCGCTGTTTACACTTCCGATCAGATCATCAGACAGGATCAGCCCCATCTTCTGCGCACGATCCCCATATTCCCGGAGGCTCTTGCCGCCGTCATCAACAATACCGGCGAGCTCGTTTGCAGATCTTCCAAAGATCTCCATTGCCTTCTGGTCGCGTTCCGTTTCATTCGGGATCTTGCTTAGCGCTGCCAGTGTATCATTAAACACAGACTCGACGTCGCGCATGTTACCGCTAGCATCGGTAACAGAAACACCAAGATCTGAAAACTTATCGGCGGAGGAGCTCATCTGGCGTTCCATCTTTGTCGCCGCAGCTATAATGGACCCGGAGTCAACATCAACCATTTCTGCGGCGTAGTTCCACTTTTGGATCGTAGAGGCAGCAAACCCGGATTGCGCCGACTCAGTAGCGAGATCATCTAAATCGGACATGGTCCCCTTGAGCCCCTCATACCCGGCTTTTAGGGCCTTTGTAGCTGCTGCGGCAAGACCCAGCGACTCAACCAGATCTTTAGTTGACCCGCTGAATGCCGTTGTCGCAGTTGTGGCCTCACTGGTCTCGCCGCTCAATACGTTCAATTTTTTCTGCGCTTCGGCATACTTTTGTTTCAGCTGCTCTGTCTGCGTAGAATTCTCTCCCGTCGCGGCGGTCGATTTATCAACCATCTCTTTATAGCGTTTAACAGCCTCTTCCTGAAGCTTTATTTGCTTTTCGAGCACTCTCGCCGCATCGGCATTTTTGGTCTCAGCTGACGTATTTTTATCATATCCGGAACGCGTAGCATCCAGTTCAGCCTGCAAAGTTTTCTGCTGCTGATTGATATTGGCAATTGCCTGGCGAAATTCCCGCTCTCCGTCCAGACGGATTTTAGCGCCTATTGTTACCGCCATGTCCCTCTCCTATTCAATCTGGATAGCGTCATCAAAGTCATTAATGCTGTGATCTGGTTCAACATTCCCGTTATAAATTGATAGACAGGTAATCATGTCGAGCATTTCAGAAAAACGCGTAGCAATAATTTCCTGTCGGGGCATATTCAAGATCCTTCCGTAAAATAAAAACCACGATAGATTCAGCACTATTGGCTGTCCGTTTTTTTTCCTGTCGTATTTCCTTTTACGGTTGTTCCGTCCTTCACCCACTCTGTCTGCGCCTCCGCAAACAGTTTGTTGAATGTGTCGTTATCGATGGTAAGGGCTTCTTCTTTCACAAGTGGGCGGATTTGATAGTCCTCACCGCGCGCACGGGCTTCCCAAAAAGCATTTTGTTCGAATCCCATCGAAAGGTATTCCATGAACTCAGCTGCGCGGCACTGTATATCTGCGTAGGATCCATTAAAAAAACAGTCAGCGCCGCCCGTGCGATCAAATAACCGCTGAATATCACATGCAGCACCAACTGTTTTGAGGAAGCATACATTTCTTCCGTGAATAATCATTGTGCGCCTCCGAGAAGTGATTTTATAACCGCTTCTGCAAGATCTTCCGTTGTTTGGGCATCCGCCACCCTGCGCCATTTATGCGTGGCCGAGTCGTCGCGCATCAATGTCGCGGTCAGCTCCTGTGTCTGGAAGCTGATGTTCTCACCCTGCGACTGGGCCTTTAGACCGTCAACACTAAACGACGCCTTGGGAAATACGACGGGAACATAGGTTGTTACCCCGTCCTCCATGTACCGCACAATGAATCCGATGCCTACATATGGTACTTTCTGTGTGTCGTCATAGTCGTACACATTAACCTTTGCGGATCCTACCGTGACCTCCGACTTCGTTTTGAGGCCCTGAATGAGCTCGCGAGCGTCGTCCTTAAGCCCGTCAACTGTAAGCGTAACCGTTCCGTTAGTAAACTTTCCACCGACATTTTCACCACTGACATTGTCCGTGTACAGCTGTGTGTTTCCAGATGTAGCTATAGCCAGCGAAACCTGAACACCGCGGGCAAGAGGTATTACGCCGGTGTACCTAGGATTCCCGTCATTCGCGTCATACAGCGCAACATAGGGCTTGGAAAATCCTGTTACCACTCTACCGTTTGCCATTTGAACTAATCTCCTTTTCTGTCCTTTCCTTCATCGCCTTTTCGACGTCTGACCTACAATTCCGTACAGCCTTATCGATCATATGCGTCGCCTGCATGGTCGACGTACCTTTATTAAGGGAGTGAGCGACTAATGCACGTGGAACTTGTCGACCCGTGTGATCTGTAAAGTACCCGGCCATCGTAATGGCAGCGGATACACATCCGCCCTCAACCTTAATTTTGGAAGAGCTCAGACCCGCTAAAAGCTCTGCGCGCCCGTGCTGGTTAATGGCTGAGTCATCCAATGCGGATACTTGCTGCTTGATCGCCTCAAACTCAACATGCGCGCCGGAGTACACTGCCATTTTGCAAATATCTAGCATCCTGCCGCTCATCTCATCCAGCTCTGCTATGGCGTCCTGCACGCCTTCCCCAATAAATCGCGCCATCATATCACCTGGAGGGACCAACTGTGATGAATCAGGTTCGTCTGGTCTTCATACACAGCTCCGTCGTATCTACAATTAATGCCATCAATACAGTTCAGCGCATCTGAAATGCTGTCGGCAAGAGGATCAAAATCCACGTGTGTGAACAACTCAACGTACACCGTAAGTGCAAATTCTGAGTTGTGGTTATTCATTGATACGCTGCCGGACTCCGCGTCTTCGCGGAAAATGCAATACGGCGCTTTTCCTGTCCTCCAGTAGTGGTATACGGTTAGTCCGTCGATACCAGTCAGCGCCAATTTCACTTTTTTCAGCTTATCCCGCATCGACATCATAATTACCTTCCAGTCTGATCAGGGTAAGATCCACACAATCCCTGCCTATAATTTTCTGATGTTTATCGATTCTGTATTGCGCCCCGTCTACGATCACATATTTTGCGCTAGCCGGAATGTCCATGCAGTACGCGCGCACAACTGCGTCGATCTGCTGATCAGCGCCGGCAGCGGCGTATAACCTGCGGTACCCGACTGTTCTCTCCTCGTAGTACGCACTCCCGATGGGTACCAGTCTCAGATCCGGCATTGCGCCGTTTTCGGCCATATCTTTGATATCGCAAAGCTTTAGTATGCCCTGCTCGTTCATCCGACCTCACCTATCTTCCTTGTCCCTATTATGGCCAGCCGCTCCTTATAGAGCGACCAGGATGCGGCATCCGGCTCAACCGGATACATACCCTTGACATACAATACGACCGCGATACAGTCATCGGTATTATCCTCATCAAATACAACATCACAGGACCGCGTGATATCATCTTTCCCTGCCGCAATCAGTGCGTCGATCTGATAATCGAACGCAGTATTGTCATCTGTAAGCCTTAAGCTCTGCTTACAAAGCTTCCTTAGATCCTCGTGTGTCATAGTGCAGTCCTCCGGCCGTCAAACAGTTACAGGGAACGCCGGAGCGTTCCCTGTCATCTCATCAGGCAAACGTTGCATATGCCCCTGCGCCATTATCACGCATGCAGCCCTCTGCACGAACATAGCCTGAAATGATAATCTTGTGGTTCCTGATATCCCTGTCTGTCTCAATCATTGTATCCTGTACAACGTTCAGAACGAACTTCTTAGGGTCCAAAACAAAAATGTCATCTCCGGCAGCCGCGTCCTCGCGATAATCTGCTTCATTCATCAGTACGCCGTCACGCAGTACCGGCTGCTTGGCTGTATCAACCATACCAAGTACGTCACCATATTTCCGCGCGCGGGAACTGTAAACCTTGAGGTTTGTCCCCCTCTTGACAGATCCGAACAGCGCGGTCAGGTTAGCATACGTAAGGGATGTCGATGCTGCAACCGTTACAGCCGCTGCACCGATATCGCTCTTGATACGGGCAAAAACATCGGTCGCCAGCGCGTCGCCAAGATCTGCAGCAATTTCTTCCGCGAGATAATCTTCAAGCGCGCCCTGCGACATTTTCGCAGATGCATAGGACAGCTCAACGTTAGCGGAGTAGTCATTGCCCGCAAGAGTAACTTTGACAAATGTATTGGCCGCTGTTGCATTTGCGGCGCCTTCAGCAACCTTCTTAGCCGCCCCTGCGGTAATTGCGGTATGCTTGTTTACCTCGAGGATGACGCCTGTATTTTTAATGTCGATATCATTCAAAATCGGATGTACCGTGTGAATGTTATCCCAGATCTTGTCATCCAGCGTTTTCGGGATCTGGACGCCATTATCCGCAACCGTAATAAGCGCGGCGCGCTGCTCATCCGTTGCGGCGCCCATAAGATTTGCATAAAACGCGTCTCTGTATTCTGCAGAAGCGATATCCATTGTCTTTCTCTCCTCTTCTCTCGGTGTTGTAATAACTTTTCCTCTGCCCGCGGCGGCCTGCTCGGCAGCTCTTTCTTCGGCCTCAAGCTCAGACTTGCGCCTTAAAAGACTCTCATAACGCAATTCCATGTCGGCAATCAGACGGCTGCGCTCTTCGATTTCAGAATCCTCGGCCGTTTCTGCGAGCGGTTCAATCTGTGAACGCCTCTTATCCAGATCATCAAGATCTGCGAGAACTTCAGCGTATTCCTTTGTCATTAAGATCCTCCAACTTTTGATTTAATTCTCTGATACGTTCGGACCTCCTGCGGGCACTCTCCAGTGCCTTCCTTGCGCTCTCCAGCGATGCCCTACCACTCTCCAGTGATCGGACATTAATGGACGTCTGCTCGTATGCCGGAAAGGTAACAGCGGACACCTCGTATACTCTCGAGATGCTCGTAATATGTCGAGTAGGATGATCCGCGTCCAGATCTTCCCACGCGTCACCATTAACAGTAAACATGAAGCTCATACCTGACACATCCCCACGCGACACTGCGGATGCCAGTTCCTGACCGCGTGGATTGTTATCAGTGTCAATATCAGCCTCGACCAGCATGCCCGCATCATCAACGCTAATTCGCATCGTGCTATTAGCGTTGTTATTCCTGGACCGTGCCAGCGGCAGCTGGTTAGTATCATGATTGACAAGGAAACGCACGTCTTTCAGATCTGCATTATCAAGTGCACCCTTGTCAATAATTTCATCACAATACCCCAGATCAGTTCGCTGATCGAATACGATCGGACGCCCTTCCAGTGTTGTGACCTTCCTTTCATCATTTCGTAACGCACGTACCTCGCAAACCGACATACGCTGCTCAATCGTCTGTTCCGTCATCGTTATCTCCTTCAATCGGTTGATAGTTATTTACAGCGATCATGATCTGATCGCCGCCGCGTTCTGCACCGAGCGGCGCATACCCCAGCATTTCGCGGTATTCATCACGCATGAATAGCCCTAGCTGCTGTGTAGCATTAATTACCTGCACGACAGTGGACATCGGCTGGTATTTAACCCTCGCCATGTTGGCCTCAATTTCATTCCCAAATCCACGTTCGCGGTCGGTAAAGAGCTTCGCTGTCATTGCCTGCGTCAGCATTATGCAAAATGGCTCTATCCTACCTTCGTACACAGACTCGTATCCGTTAGAGTCGAATTTATTCTGCAGGAAATCTTCGTTAACACCGAGCAGATCAAAAATTTTCTTACGGGCCTGCTCCATCGTATCCGCATCAACCATATAGGGCTTGCTCTCCAATGGCTGATAGTCGAACTTTCCGTCAAGGACCATCACGCCGCCATTGTTCGACGCCCGCAAATTATCGGATACAAACTTGTCCCGCGCTTTTTCGATATCCGAGTCCTTTAACACATTCATCGACTTCAGGATTCCACGGATCAGCGCGCTGTTCCTGATTCCGTTAATGATCCCCTGATTCTGCGCGTCCATAAGTTCCGCAGCGGGAAGGATTACGTCATTCGATTCCCCGAAAAGATCATCATTAAGATAATGATTACGCAGGTGGATCAGCTGGCTATATGGTACGGAATAGGTGTTGAAATAATTCAGCTGGAACTTGGCAACAAGCACGCCATCAACGTCAACAACGCTGAAATTCCTATAGCTGATTGGCCACAGGCTTATAAGTGTCCCCTTTTCGTCATATTCCGGCCAGATGAACACATTATTCGACGTATAGTACAGGGCAGCAACCTTGTACAAAAAGTCGTATTCTGTCATGAATTCATTCGGCTTTTTGAGGACTCTGGCAAGATCAGACGACCTGTCGACAACTGAAACATCGTCTTTCTTTTTCTGAACTGCACGCAATTCGATTTTTGCAATATTCCGTGCCAGGGCGTCCACGCACGCAACAAAAAGGTCAATTTCGGTCAGATCTTTTTTGAAAGTCCGAAATTTCCAAGCACGAACATTGAACGGGACCACTCTCCCACGACTACGCGTGCCCATCTGCTTTCGAAATCTATCTATAAAACTCATGTATCACCTCAGCCCACAAGGTTCACATAGTCATCTCTGTATTTCACATAGATGACATACGCGTTAAGTAGGGATACCATTCCGTCAATACGCTGGTTCCTATGTATTTTGATCGGCTGAATGGACTCAACCGTACCGGAAGTCTTTACAGCCGTATTGGACAGGCACCATTTTAGGATTGGATTGTTATTGTAGTTGATCTTCTTTTCCGCCAGCATAGCGCCAAGTTCCTTCATAGGAGCGGTCCACGTAAATGGCCCCTGCGCGACCTTTTCCATTACTGACTGTCCAAATGTATCTGCCATCTCCACCTGCCAATACCCGGCAAGCGCCCGGTCGTACCCGCATTTCCACAAAAGGATCTTGTGTTCATCGCGCATGGCCGCAAACCATGCGGTTACATCCGAATAATTGACCATGGAACCGGCGCATACAGTCAGCAGGCCCCTTTTTTCCCAGATTTTATACGGAGCCTCTTTACTTGACGTCGTTTCCAGATAGTCTATTTTGCTCTGTGGTAAAAAATAGTGCTGCAAGCAGTAAATTGTGGCGTCATCCGGTTTTCGAATGAGAAGTGTTGCGCAGGTGAGATCGCCGACAGCGGATAAGTCACACCC